TTGAAACCTGCAAATGGGATTCATCAATGCTCAGTAGTACAACCTACAATTTCAATGAAGAGATACTAACCGTGGAATTCAAAAACGGCGTAGAATACTCTTACCAAAACATCAACAAAGAGGAATACAAAAAATTCCTGGATTCTGAGTCAAAAGGCAAACACTTCATCTCAGAGATCCGTGATAAAAAAGAATACAAAAGACTATGACAATTAAGAGGACCGAGGATCTCAAGGCGTACATCCAACAGAAGTACCCACATTTGCATCCCAAGAAATTTGATATTGTAAAAATAGGAGTTCGCATCTATCTCTATTATGTTGCGAACGATGGAACACTTCAACGAAGCGTAGTTTTCAGAGGCTGTCTGCCAACTACCGAAGGAGTTCCAAAACTGCGAGAAGTCTTGGAAAAAGGCATAGATGAGTCAGTTAAAAAATGGCAGCCTAATGTTAATAACTAGTTGACCCAGAATTTCATTAAGTGAATTCTAATGGTTAATTTTACAAAATATAAAGGATAATATGGTACTAATTTTCGATGGCAACTACCTATTCTATAAGTCACTATTTGTATTCTCTTCATACGGGAGTTCGGGTAAACTTTTAGAAGATGAAAAAGATCAAGCGATGTTTATTCGCAAAATTGCAACTGACATGTCTTACGCGATTCGTCAGTTTGGAAACCCCGACCACGTCATTTTTACAATTGACTCTCGGTCTTGGCGTAAGGATATTGAAATCCAGGATGGCTCATACAAAGGCCACCGTGAAAAGGATGAAAGCAAAGTTAATTGGGACAACTTCTACAACTGTATGAATGAGTTTTCAAAAATCTTGCTGACTCGTGGATTTGTGGTATCACGTCAGGAAAAAGCGGAAGGCGATGATCTTATGGCTCTCTGGGCTAAAGCACTAAATGAAAATGGCATGGATGCTGTAATCATTACCGGTGACAAGGATCTTACCCAAGCGGTCGGTATGAACAATACCGGTAACTTTACTGTGGTTTACAACCCTAACACAAAAACTCGTAAGATTGTTGCACCTAAAGGTTTCAACAAATGGATGACTGCTGAAGAGGCTGACATCTTTAATGTAGAAAGCTACATGAACCGTGGAAAAGATCTAATCCAGGATGCACTTAATTCAATCGGCATCGAGGAAATTGATCCATTCTATGTGGTATTTGAAAAGGTAATCATGGGAGATGCCGGGGATGCGGTTCCACCAATCTTTACATGGACCAAGGATAACAAAACATTCCGTATCACACCTGCAAAATGCTTACGCATCTGGGAAATCCTGAATGCCGTTAAGCCAGTTACGGATATCATGGAATTACCAAGCCGTGCTGCTGAAATCTCTGCTGCAATCTCCGCTGTGGTAAAACACAATCCGCCAACTGATTTGATTCGCCATAACCTGGAACGCAATACTCAATTGGTATTCCTAGATGAACGCGTTATTCCAATCAGTATACAGGAAGCTTTCACACCAAACCTGGAAGCTCTTCTTAAACGCAAAACACTATCCGCGCGTACCTATGATATGCATAGCATCCTAGACGGTTCGCGTTTCATCAGCGAAGGAAAAACCTTCGAGGCCGACATCTTTAAAGCATTTGGAAAATAAACTTCAACAATATGAACAAAATCAAAAAATTCGCTATTTACGCATGGGTATTCTTACAAATACTTGTAGTTGCTTACCTATGGATTGTTATGATCCTTTCAGCATTTTCACCTGGAAAATCTCTTGGTGATTATATCCACTGGGAATGGTGGGTAATGCTTTTCACACTTGACTTGTGGACTGCTAAATTCTTTAGAGAACTTCCTAAAACTTCTGAATAAAAGCTGATATGGAACTATTCGACCTGCTCAATTCAATGTTCTCCAAGCGCGCTGCTTTTGAGAAAACCACTCTTTACGAAAGAGGCCGTCATCACTTTATGATCAATCGATTTATGAGCATCAAGTATCCGGCACAGGCACAGTTCCTTAATCACACAAAGATTCATCCTGGGAATGCCGTTACATATTGGGCCGAGACTGTTGGCAAAATGTTTAACCGCACTCCAGGTTGGATGTTTGTAAAGACAAAAAAGGAAAAGGAGAAAAAAGCTGCCGCCCAGCCGGTAAACGATTCTACCATCCGTTACTACTGCCAGAAAAATCAATGTTCTCGCCGAGATGTTGAAGAAGCCATGAAATTATTAGGAGAACCATTTATCCAAGAGCTACAAAGTCTTCAAAGACTCATCGAGAAGAACTGATATATAGATTAGGCAAGGTATGCCGAAAATGAATATCAGTGAATGACATTAGCTACACTCAGCCAACCTGGCGATTTTGCAAAGATTTCCTATAACCATCCGTTAAAGTACATTACGGCTTTAACCGGGTATGTTTACAATGCCTCTGGTTCTGGTGTTGTAAAATTGGAATTTCGTTGGTCTACAACCAACTTGATAAAAAATGCCTGGATGGAGCTTAACAACTCTAATTTAGCAGGCGTAACCGAATGTGGGTCTAAATGGGATCCTAATGATGATTTATGGATTGACTTCCGTATTACTCTTATTTCCGGAGGACCAATTCAAATTCATGAAATTGCTGTACAATATACGCAAGATCCAATTGCACAGGATAAGTTTTTAGGCTTTAAGCCGGTTGCAACGGCTTGCCAATGTGGAAACATTACAGCTCTTACCAAAATCGAGAACTTTTCATTTCAACCGTATAAGGTCAACCCAGCAGTTGCTCTATACTCAAGCCTAAGTTTTACCATCAACCAATTATTTGGTCACAGCGTGGAATATGCAAGAGCAGTTCCACTAATGAATGGCCGAGATGTTACCTTGAAAGAGTGGACTCTTTATGATGTGGATGACCCGTGCTGTATTAAAGTACTTGTTCCTAACAACGAATTCCCTGACAACAAAATCAATTTCGGGCCAATGGGTCTTGATTTTGAAATGCCGTTTGAGGTTCATATTGACAAGGCGTACTTTGAAGACATTTTTGGCATTGGTGCTGGGCCGCAAAAAAGAGACATCGTTTACTTCCCACTAACCAATAGAATTTATGAAGTACAGAGCTCTTATTTGTACCGTGACTTTATGCAAAAACCAGTTTACTGGAAAGTTGCGCTAGCAAAATATGCGCCAAAGTCAAACCGCACCGAGACCAAAGATCATCGCGAATTCTTGGATTCAATCTCAAGAGATACTGAGGAACTCTTTGGCGCAGTTCTTGAGGCAGACGCTTTAGAGAAGACAAAGCCACAGCAGTATGATCCAAAGATTGGTTCGTCGGCGTATGACCCTACAAGACTTTACATTGCAGAAGAACTTCTAATACTTTCCGAAGACTTCAAAAACTATTATACACTTATTTCCAACTCACAGTATGATTTGGGATCATCGGTAGGGGCCACCCTAGATCCAAACTACAACGTGTATGTAAACAATTCGTATACGCCATTCTATTGGACGGGTGGAGTAGAGGAGCGAAACCAGGTGGTATATCGTTCTACTGTTGACTTTGGCTTGGCAGATAACCGCGCATTCACTGCATGGTTTAAGGATATCAATCCAAAAGTAATGCCGCCAAGAGACCAGGTAGTGGGTAGCTTCTCGGTAATTTCCATTACGCCTACGCATACGTTGGTACAATTCAGCATCGCAGCCACGCGAAACTATATTGCACCAGACCTTATTAAGTTTTCAAGACCAAATGGAATTGTTTTCTATGGTGAATATGATTCTTCACCTGCGCCAGGCTTGCACCGTGTGAAGATACCAAAGCCGGTATACGACTTCTTACAGGCGCAGCATCAAGGTTGGGCAACCATGGGCAACTTCTACTCAGAACTTACTTTTGAAAAATCAATCTTTTACGGCTACGATATTGATAGCCTAAAAGGCTGGAAACTCTCTCTGTTTGTTGGCCGTTATATGAAGCTTAAACTCAATGACAAGGAAAGATTCTTTGTGCTTCCAATTAATCTTACACAATATCAGTGGTATGCGGTGTTCCTTAACATTTCAAATGAATGTGGGCAGGTTGCTTTAAACTTATGGACTCGTAAGTGGAACCCAAATGATCCAATACCACAAAACACAACCGATTTAGAAAATATATATGCAAATGCAGTTAGCTGGGGCGCAGAAGATTTATCAGTGACAGATGAAACATGGAAACACTATCGACTAATAAGTACACCTTTAGTTGTAACCAATATCAGGTTGTTTGACTCTGTTGAAAATGACATTGACAAACAACAAATAATTCTGAACCAAAATATAGTAGAGGATTCACAATTAGCCATCATTATAGACAACGCGCTACCAAGATTAAAACTGCCTTGGATAGCAAAAACAAAGTAATATGCCAAGAAAAATTGACCCAGAAAAGAAAGAGCAAATGCTACTCCGAGATGAACTGGAAAAGCTCATCAGCGAAGACAGCCAAGTTATACAAGCTCTCACCGCACAGGCAAGTAGCATCTTGCCAAGCCGACCTATTTCTCCTCTCGACTACAACAATGTAAAAATTGAATGTGAAGATGCTGCTGACGATATTGTAAACTCAGTTGCATCATTCTACCTAGAGGAACGCATTATTGAAAACACTCCGTACGTTAAACAAAAAACAGCGGTAGATCACATCACAGTATCAAATCTGCTTTTTCAAATGAAAACCGCAGAACATGCCATCATTAAACTGTTGGAGGAAATTGACGGCGGCAACCTACACCCAAGAACCTTTGAGGTTCTGTCATCATTGCAGAGATCCAAGATGGAAATTGTCAAGCACCTTGCGCAATTTATGATTATCATGGAAAACAACTACAAAAACTTAAAAGTTGACTATGATACTAAAGCATCTACCACGCAGGATGTAGATTCTGAGGAGGTTTCAAACCCAATGCAAACTCGTGGAACACGAGGAATGCTGGAAGCTTTAAGAGAAGCCGTTCCAGAGAGAAGAGCAACCGGTAAGATGGATAAGATGGATGACTTAAATATAGACGACGCGTATGGCGAAGGGTAAGGTTTGGACCACCAAAAAGATTAATGATGAATTTAAGAAGATGGAGCAGGGTTTGCCTGCTGATACTTCTGGATTCTTTGAAGGCAACCCACAATATAAAGGTGCAAATATCGTATTTGAGTACACCAAGGATGAGTTAGCCGATTTAGCACGATGCGCAGACGATGTTGTTTATTTTGCCAATAAGTTTTGTTATTCAATGACGGATGAAGGTATTCAACAAATTACGCTTCGTCCTTACCAGGAAGATATGTTAGAAGGCTTTCAGGATAACCGATTTGTGGTTATGCTTGCCTCACGTCAGATTGGTAAAACCGTAACATCATCAATTTTTATTGCATGGTACCTGTGTTTCCACTTTGATCGTAACGTAATGATTGTAGCGAACAAAATGGCAACTACCACAGAGATTGTTGATAAGGTAAAGACTATCATCAAAAACTTACCGTTTTTCATTAAGCCTGGCTGTACATCGGCGGGTGCTACCGGTATGAGATTTGACAACGGTTGCCGACTCTATTCACAAGCAACTACTAAAACTGCTGCAATCGGATTTACCATTCACTTGTTATACGCGGATGAGTTTGCTCACATTCATCCAAACTTCTTGCAACAATTCTATCGATCAATTTATCCGACGCTGTCTTCATCAAAGATTTCGCGGATCATCATATCATCAACGCCAAACGGCATGAACCTGTTTTACGAGCTGTACACAGGTGCGCTTGAAGGTAAAAACTCATATCATCCAATCCGTGTTGACTGGTGGCAGGTTCCTGGAAGAGACGAAAAATGGAAAGCTCAAGAGATTGCCAACCTTGGTTCTGAAGAGTTGTTCAACCAGGAATATGGAAACCAGTTCTTGGCATCATCTCGATTGCTATTGCCTGGTACAGTATTGGAATTCTTAAACCGCATTTCCAAGAAGTATGTTTACAAAGATCACGAGGCATTTTATGCGGATCCGGAACTTTACAAAGATGTAATGTGGCATCCAGACTTTGAGCCGTCTACAATTAGCAAAGGTGACAAGTTTGTAATTGCCGTGGATATTGGTGATGGGGTTGGCCGAGACTTTAGTATTCTTAACATATTCCAGCTTGAACCACAATCAAGATCAATGATAAGAAAGATCAAGGATTGGCGAGATGAAACTGGATTCTTTCGACTTAAGCAAGTCGGTCTATTCAGATCAAATGTTGTATCGGTAGAAGATTTATCAAGGGTGCTGGAAACTTTAATGTTTGAAGTGTTTGACTCTGAAGATGTCAAAACAGTAATGGAGATTAACTTCAAAGGAAACCTTGTCTTTGAAAGGGTTGGGCGAAACAAAAACTTCTTCCCAGAAACTTTCCTACATACAAAACACAGTATGAGCGCTCCAGTACTTAAGCCTGGTGTAAAAATGCAAAAAGACAATAAAGAAATTTATTGTAGAGAATTGCGAAACCTGGCAATTGCCAAAAAGATTCTAATTACCGAAGAGAGAACTGTAGTTGAGTTGGCATCCTTTGGTATCAACTCAGCCGGTAGCTACTCATCACAAATAGGTAATGATGATGTGGCAATGTCTTGTGTTAACCTGGTAAGTTATTTTGATACAACAGACTTCTACGATATGGTAGAGGACATGTACGATAGCACCAATGATATCATCAAAAATGAAATACAGGCTGCCATTGAAAAAGGCGGTGGTGCAGAAGAAATGCCGGAAGGCTTTCAATTACTCAAAGATCTGGATCCATTTATGGCCGACAACCTCAGAGATATGCAAAGACAAATTCAAGGAAGCCGAGTACAGCTCAGTAAGAGTGGCGGCGGCAGACCGGGTGCCGGCGGTGGTGGGCCTGCTGGTGGATTTGGAGGAAGCTTTGGTAGATTTTGATAAAGGTTCGGTGATATATAGTACAGAATAATCATAAAAATAAGAGACATACAGAATGGCTAAAATCACTCTCGACCTGAATACTTTCAAGGCATCTGGTGTATACACCATCGAATTTGATGCTTCCGAGAGAATTGTCGTAACTACTCAAACCATCCGATTGGTTGTGGGTTTCTCTCGCATCGGTCCTATCAATGCACCGGTGTTTTTAAGAGATGTAAACACATCCCGTCGAATCTTTGGTGAGATCGACACCTACTTGGAGAAACGTGGATCTTTCTTCCACCGTGCTTTAGAAACCTGCTTATCAGTAGGCCCGGTATTTGCATTAAACCTAATGCCGCTTAAAAGCACTCCTATCAATGAAGGTGGCGACGCGACCAACTACCGCAGCTTTGCACTTGCAGCTGATGAGGAGAATGGTCCAGTTACACGAGCATTGGTAACATCTTTCTACAATAAAGAACGTTTTTGGTTCCCTGATACCGAGTACGTTATCGCTACTCAAAACAGCAAACCAATCAACCGCGACTACCTATTCACAGTGGTAAACCTTTCACAGGCTCCTCTGTCAGTAATTGCTCGCAAATCGGTAAATGCTCGTCAATATGAAGTATCGGCTAAAGACTATTATGGTCTTGGTAACGTTCCTGAGTTCATGAACGACAACGACTTCTTGTCTGACTTCTTCCTTGATCTTGTTATCGTTGAAGGAGATTGGACTAACCTTGCTGTTCTGTCTCAAGACCCTACATTCTCAAAGTACTTTGACTCTCGCGGTATTCGCGCTGACAAATTGGAAGCGTTCCTTTCATTAGATGAAATTACTCTTGTAGCTGCTTTCACAGGTACAATCATTCCTGACTTCATAGATAACAACGGTTCTAACCAAAACTTGGAGAACATTGTTAATGCTGCAGTTGGTTTGACTGGTATCTTTATTGCAATCAACAACGAGAAGATTGAAGACTACGCTAACAGCGTTCACAAAATTGATACTATCGGTAATACCTTAATTGGAACTACTGATGATACAATCGACTTCCTTTCATATAACACACCAATCAAGAATGTTCTTGAATATGAAGGTGAAACTGACCTACTTACAGGTTCTGCAGACTTAACAGTTTATACTGGTCTTTCTGCATCAACTTCTAACATCTATGTTAAGTCATATCCGTTCGGTGGAAGAAGCGGTAAATTCAACAACGTGTTGGTTATCCCTAAACCACAACCAGGCGATACTACATTCTTGCCTACTCAATACCAAAACATTTTGGATAGCGCAACTGTCAATACATTGGTTAAGACTTACGGAACTGACACATTACTTGCTGAGCAACCTAACGACTTCGTTAAAGTTGAAAACGTAATTGATACTGGAACTGAAATTCAAATCCAGTTAAGTTCACCTCTTAACGCTGTTTCTGGATATAACGACTTGGTAATTGGTACTGGTGTTGCTACTGCAATTCCTACAGTTGCCAACCAAATCGCTGTAGGTACTATCACAGATGAAGGCGGTAACACCCTTACACCTGCTGCTGCGGTTGCTTCAACAAGCGTTGACTTTATCTTGGTAGAAGCTCCTGGTTTTGCTAAATACTATCGCGTTGCATCATTTGGTGCCGGTGTAATTACCGTTGCAACTACTGCTACGGCTAACATCGATACATCCGCTCCTTATTATTTCTCAAGCTGGGGAACATTTGGTTTGGATATTGCTGATTATGCTGCATACGTTCAACCATCTGATATTAAGGTAACTCTTTTCAAAGGAGATCTTAACACCGCTGCTGCAGATGCTAACCGTTTAGTTCCAGATCTTGGTTTAGCTCTTGCATCTGTATCTTTCGGTGATGAATTGGTATTTGCTTTCGATCCTACTGTAACTGTTCAAAGTTTTGAAGGAATTGGAAACACATTACCTGCTCCTGCTCTTGGTGCAACCGGTACTGCTCCTTTATCTACAGAGGTAACAATCTTTAATGACACGGCTAATGCTGCTGTAACAATTGTCGGTGCTATCGGTTACTACATTACAGGTATCACACCTGGTGGTACTGCTGGTGCTCGTAACGCAGATATTACTTTTCTATACGATGATGGTACTGACCTTATCGCGTTCACTGCGGGTGACCTTGGCGGTACTGCTTTAGATACCTACACAGTTACACTTGTTCAATCAGGTATAGAATTCTCTGGTGCATCTGATGCTACAGATACTTTCATCAACAACTCAGTAGATATCTTTGAACTTGCGTATATTGAGGCTTACTCAGGTAGCAAAATTGCAAAGAACGTTGCAAACGGTCTACTTATTAGCGGCGACCAAGTGAAATACTTCACAGGTGCTTCTCAATACAACTACCTTGGAGTAATTAAGAACTATAGCAAATCTGCTACAACAGGTACAATCGATGCGTATTCAAAAATTGCATACGGGTTGAAAGGTGCTAAACTTTCAGAATTTACTACAGCTGCTCTTGATACTCGAGTTGGTACAACATTTGCTAGCGTTAACCAGACATATATCGACTCTACACTGTTTGACCCATCGGTTACAACAAACGACGTAGCTGTTTACTCTTCATTGGCTAAGAATTTGGCTTCTAATGTTACTATTATTGGATCACTCTTTGGTGGCGGTAAGAAGTTTGAACTATCTAACGCGAATTCTGCTAACCTAAACGTTGGAGACTTGGTAGTAGACAACAGTCCTACACCTAAGTTAACACGAGTGGTTCAAAAAGTAAAGAAAGTAAACCCTTCAACTGGCGTGGTTACTTATGAGTACACTGTACTTGATGTACCTGCTGTTAATACGCTTACAAACACAATTACTAAATACACACCGATTCAAAACTTCTGTGATCGTCTGCAATTCTCATTGCTTAACGGTTATGTACTTGGTGACTACCACTTACCTAATAACACAGATGCTCAAATCAGTAAAATCTACGGTGTAATTGAGAACACAAACATTGGCAAAACATTAACTAGCCGTGATGTTATCTCTTTCCGTTACATCATTGATACATTCAACGGTGGTATTGCTCCACAGATGGGACCTAAATCAATCCTATCAAGATTGGCTAAGAATCGTCAGAAATGTATGGCTCTTCTTAACGCTCCATCTATTAAGCAATTCATCGATAGCACAGATCCACGATTCACTGAACTCCCTGATCCAAATGCAGGTAACCCGAAACCAGTACTTAACACTGCGTATATCGCAACTGGTGGTAACCTAAGCCTTGGACCAAGCTTTACATTCTCTCTTCCTGACGAAGAGAACGGTGCAAAGTTCATCGGGGTATTCTCGCCAAACATCTTGCTTCGCGAAAACAACAAGAACATCAGCGTTCCACCTGCTGCTGACGTATCAAACAACTTTATACGTAAGTTCATTAACGGTCAGCCTTATGCTATCGTTGCAGGTCCTCGCCGAGGAGTTATCTCCAATCCTAAATATGCTGGTTTGGAATACGAATTCTTACTAGCTGACCGCGAACAACTTGAACCGTTTGGTATCAACCCAATCGTAACTGTGAAAGGCATCGGTCCTATGATCTTTGCTAACCAAACAGCTTATCAAAGAACGCTGTCCGCATTCAATAACCTACACGTTAGAGATCTACTTATTACTGTGGAGGAAGCTGTTGAAGACGTACTTGCTCAATATCTCTTCGAATTCAATGATGCTTCAACTCGTCTTGAAATTCGTACAATCGTTGAAAATTACCTTGACACTGTAAGAAATGCTGGTGGTGTTTATGATTACGCTGTAATCATGGATGAAACTAATAACACCCCTGCAATCATCGACCAGAACTTTGGTATCATCGATATCGGTCTCGAGCCTGCTCGCGGTTTACAAAAATTCATTAACCGTGTAACTATCTTGAAGACGGGTACAATTAGTTCCGGAGGATTCAGCGCAGCGTAAATAAATAAGAAAAGCAAAGAAAAAATAAAAGCATAAAGCAATGGCAGGACTACCGCATTATAGAAATTCGCAAGCCGCGATGGCTAAGTATGAACCACTCTACTTAGCACAGTTCGAGGTGCTTCTTACTCCGCCGCCTGCTGTAGGTGGTTGGGATCTAGTAATGGAGCAAGTACTTAAAGTGGACGGCGTCGACCTCAACAAATTGCCGGCTGTTGTTGAACAAAAATACAAATCAGCTAAACGTTCGTTTGCTGGTGGTATGAATGATAACACCACGGTTGATATTACACTTGATTTCGAGGTTAACTTGGACGACAACAACTCCGCATACGTTTACAAAGCGTTGCGTAAGTGGTGCGACCTTATCTACGATCCACTCACAGGACGTATGGGTCTGAAAAGAGACTACACTGGTGGACCAATGATCATCAACTACTTCAACAAGGCAGGTGATATCTACCGTCAAGTACGTTTCGCATCAGTATTCCCAACTACACCGTTACCAAAGATCGACTCAGACTTTAACAATAACGATGTATACCGTTTAACTGGGTTTACACTTCGCGCAGACTACTGGGAAGAAACAATTCTCTAAAGAAAATCAACTCCGGGTATTTCATTACCCAGACCAAGAGGAAACTGAAAAGTTTCCTCTTTTTTTGTCAAAAATGTGAAACTTTTTCTTCCTTGGTTATATAAGATAACAAATCTAAAAATAGCACATATATGAGCGAAGAAAATAAGAACTCAATCGAAGACGAAGCACGTCGTCTAGTCGAACAAGCAGAAGG